TGGGTATTTCGTGGTGGTGATGTAACTGTTTTTGTATTCCTTAACGTTGTAACCACTTCTTCTTGTGTTCCATAACAAGATACCGTTTGGATAGTTGTCTGGATTTGGAGCATCTGGATCTAAGAAATTGTCGCTTAGTAGATCTACTATTGATGATGCTGTGCCCGCCTGAGTGCTGTTGTTGGCATTCTTCTCACTAGAAGTGTGCCATCTAGCATCTGCGAATACTACACCGTCTTCTGTGGTTTGGTCAGTTTTATCAACTAGTTCCCAAGCCGCTCCACTTGTTGTAACAGCAACCTGATTGGCCGTGTTTGTTGAGCTTAATGTTGCCGAAGTGTTGTACCTGTATAGTTTTGGATAGTTCTCAAGATCGCTTGTGTCAATCCAAAGATCATTGTTTTGTAACGGGTTACCATCTGATTGTGTGGTCGGTGCCGTGGCACTGAACTGTGGTCCGTTTGCATCTGTAAGTGCATACTTGTTTCTGTAACCAACCCAACCATTGTTTCCATCGTGGACCATGATATCGGCTTCGTCAATTGACGTGTCGTACCAAAGTGTGCCATCTGCTGGTTCATTTGTTGGAGCACTTGTTGATGCTGTGTAACTTAAACGTTTCCAGTTTGAGGCAACCATGGCAGTGTTTGCCGATGAGTCTAATGATTCACCTGTTGGTGCGTCGTACAAGTTGTCAATCAATGTTGTGCTGTTGGCTGTGTATCCGCCATAACTGTGTGCTGTGGCGTTGCTGAATCCGGCATCTGCCAACGGTGTTCCTAGTGTGTCCACCATCCTGAATTCACCACCCAGTTTGTGTTTGATCTGTATAGCACCCTTGTATGTTCCTGATGCGATGATCGATGCTTCTAGGTTAGTGAAGCCAGCGCCATTGAATTCTGATACAAAATCTTCCGCATCTCCCAATGTTGAACCGTCTCCTGAAACCATTGTGATTTCCTTCGCAGTGTCCAGTGCTTCTTGGTTCTTCAATGATTCCTGGACTTTGAATTTCTCTCCTGCTGTGAAACTTGGGTAAGTGGTCTTAGACCTTATCACAGTCTCTCCACCTTCATACCTGAACAGTTGGAAGTCACCAACGTTTGGTGTTGTGTCCACTCCTGCTAGGCTGTCAGCACCCATGCTTTCTTCTGTGATGTTGTATTGCGTGTACAGTGTACCTTGTGCTATACCTGTGCCGCCATTTGTTGGGTCCGTGTTGTAGATCGCCGAATGGTTTGTGGCATATAATGGAGCCGCCACAGAAACAAATGCTCCTGTCGATGCGTTGTAAATTTTAGCCGCGATGTTGGCACCTGCGTTGGCAGATGTCGTCTTGAACCAAACAGATCCGTTTGGTCTGTCTTCGTTGGCAGTGGTCCATAAAGGTCTGTTGGTGTGTTTGTTTTGATAGAATTTAACACCGTTGTATGTGCCTGCTGTTATTCCTAATTGGGCCAATACCCCGTTGCCCTCTTCGAATCTTATTGTGTTGGCACCCGCTGTCGAGTCTCCTAGGTTTCTTCCATTGTGAAAGATCTCTAGGTTGCCTGTCGTGGCGTTGACACTTGCCGACACGTTGGTTACGTTAGATCCAATTGCTGTGGCAACATCTGATAATGCCGTACCGCCCGGAGTTATTGTAATACCGTTCATTACGAAAGTGTTACCTGATGTCACAGTTGTTCCAGAAGCCACTGTCACTACAGGTAATGAAGTGTGCCAATCTGCTGAGCCCAGTTGTACCCATGTGTTGCTCGCTGTCTTCTTGTAGATCTTGTTTGAAACGTGTGTTGTGTTTATGGCGTAGTCACCAATAGAACCCAGTGATGTTTTTGGAGCACCAGTCGATACGTTACCTACCAGGTCGGTAACTGCTGTGATCAATGTTGGTGTTTTTGCCGTGAATTTCTGATCTGTTTTGGACCATTCAAATAAACCATAACTGCTTGATGCAAGGTCAAACCAGTATGTGCCATCTGTCGGTGCCGCTGTCGGTGCCGTAGCACTTCCTATCAATTCTGAAGTGTCAACGTTGGCTCTAAGTACATATGCTCTGTTGGCAATACCCAAGAAACTGTACGCCGCTTGTAGACCCCATTCATTCAACTCATATCCATGAAGTGAATTTCCTGAAGCGTCTGTGTAGAATTTTGGATCTCCAAAAGTCTCTGTCAATTCTCTCTGCGATGAAATTAGGTAAGCAGTGTTGGCATTGGCCGCTGTTGTGCCTGCCGCTGTGCCTGTGCCTGCTCCGTTTGTTTTGTTAGTGCTAGATGCTACTATGAAAAGAGGTGTAGTACCCGCATCTGACGGTACGTAAAAACTCTCGTTTATTACTGAAACCTCTACTCCTGGTGATGTTAAAGCCATTTGTCGTATTCTCCTTGCAAGTTACGTATATACTAGAGTTATTTATTAGATCGTATGGTTTTTAAGACATAATTTACCATTTTTTGGTACCTATATAGGCGACGTAAATAAGACGTATGGACAGAAGTGTTAGACCATTGTGTGAACTGTGTAAGGCAAAACCCAGAGCCTATGCCTATAAAAGGAATGGCAAGATCTATTGGAGGAAACTTTGCGATACTTGTGGTCGAAAGAAATCCAAAAAACGGGTGGGAGGCGTCACTGCCCTACAGAGATCCGGCTACAAGAAAAAAATACGTTGTGAGATTTGTGGTTTCAAAGCTCAACATTCTGTACAGTTAGACGTGTTCTTTGTGGATGGCAATTTGAGAAATACAATAGATACAAACTTAAAGACTGTTTGTGCTAATTGTCAGCGTCTCAGCGGAGTGCGTAGACTCGGATGGAGAATGGGTGATCTTGTTGCCGACGATTAGACCGTCCACTTTATCATATAATTCTTTCTTTGAGCCGTCGTTCTCAATGATATGATCAAAATTCCATCCCATCCAGTCCCATTCTGACCTATGGGCACCTCTGGACCTCATTTCTTCTCGTGTGGGTAGTTGTCCACGTTTGACAAGTATTATACTACCGCCTTGCTCCTTGATCGTTTTCAATTCGTTCTGGAATCTCGTATCTGATATCACTGTGGGTTTCCCGTCATATCTTGACAAGCAACTGTCTATCCATATGGCGTCATGCATATGCTGTCTCATAACCTCAGTTCCAAAGTGTTGTAGGACCCATCTGGGAGTCACAGGCTTGCCAAAACGTTTGCTCCAGAATTTGTCTGGTTGTTCTCTCCACTGCCTGCTCTCGTCACCGTTGCCTTCCAGCATCTCGCGATCCCAGTTGAACATGGCACTGACTGCATCCTTTAGACTCTTGGCAAAGGAATCCCTGCGGAATCCGTGTTTCTCTTCCAGTCTTTTCGAGACAGTGTCTTTACCAGAACCTATCAATCCTACTACACCTATCAGCATAGGATTATTATACTATTTTTTCAGACGTTTTTCAATCTCTTTGATTGCTTTTCTTACAGATCTTAGTATGGACGCCCTCAAGGTTTTCTTTCGTGCTTTCAAAGCCTTGATGCTCATAGTTTCCAAATCCTCTACCAATTTTTCCAGTTCGTCTATTGTGAGGTCAGAGTAATTCTTGTAATTGGATTTTTTCATCAACACTATTTAGATGTGATTTGATTGGAATTAACCAATAACAAAACTGTGAGGCGTGCCGCCTTCTTGGAAGTTGCCTATCTCTTGGTCAAGCCTTTCCATTTCGGAGTTACCTTCGTTCTTTAATGCATCACCGTTCAGTGTTGTTCCGCCTTGTGGTCCTGCTATGGTGTTGAACTTGCCTCTGGCTTCTCCCAGCATTACCTTACAAACTGCTAAGGTGTAATCTCTGATCCAAGGTTTGGCGTAGATGTCCTTAAACAGTGTAATGTCCGGTCTGTAGTTATCAGTGTGCATCAACACGGTCTCGTTGTCTGCCCTTGGTCTCTGTGTTATTGTCAGTTTCTTAGTGGCCACGTCAAAATGGAATTGAATGAAACTACCAAACATCTTGCCAACTAATTCTTGATAACTCGCGAAAGCGTAGTATGTTGCCAGTCCGCCCGTGGCTCCTGCCCTCAGCAGGTAGGTGTTGGTGTAGGCCAGGTTGAACGGTTCAAACAGTGTTCCGCCTTCGCCGCCTTCTGTTCTAGAACCAACTGTTCTCCTGTTGAGATTCCTAACGTTGATTACCTCATCTGGCAGAATGTATGAATTTTGGTTCTCCTTCAGCTCTAGGAAGGCGTAGGATTCTTCCACCGCGTTTGATGATCGCTGTCGGTACCTGTTGACTGCTCTCTCCAGCGCCGTTTGGTAGTGTTTAGGGTCTAGTTCCACATCGATCATGCCCTCACCGAGGTTATTTTTTACATAATCGAATATTTCCTGTTGTCCCGTTTGAAGTTCTGACATAGTCGTATTTATTGGTTTGAGCTACACAATAAATATGTATGATATGCCTAGACTGTCGATTTTCAAGCCTGAAAAAGGAAATGATTACAAGTTCTTTGATCGCAACATCAAGGAGATGTTCACGGTGGGCGGAACAGACATCCATTTCCACAAATACCTAGGACCATACGATCAAGGAGACACCAACAAGGACGGACCAGCGTCTCCCACACAGCCACAGTATTCCGGAGACAGCCTCAATGAGAGAACCATACAGGATCTACTATTTCTAGAAAACAGGGACAGGAAGTATGATCCCGACATTTACACCATACGTGGTATATATAATGTTCAAGACGCAGATTTTAACCTCTCACAGTTTGGAATGTTCCTACAGAACGACACCCTGTTTTTGACTGTACATCTAAATGACGTGGTTGAAAGAATAGGCAGGAAACCCATGTCGGGCGATGTGCTTGAATTCCCACACATGAAGGAAGATTACAGCCTGGATGAATCTATACCCATCGCACTTAAAAGATATTACGTGATCGAGGATGTCAACAGGGCCGCGGAAGGGTTTTCACAGACCTGGTGGCCACATCTGCTGAGATTGAAACTGAAAACTCTAGTGGATTCACAGGAATACAAAGACATACTGGGAGAAGCAACCACGGAAGGAAGCCTCGCCAGTTACATGTCCACGTACAACAGGGAGAAAACCATATCAGACCAAGTGTTGGCGCAGGCAGAACAGGACGCACCAAAATCTGGATTCAATTACAAACAGTATTATGTGGCACCGATAGATGAACGTGGTAACATCAGAACTGACAACGTCAACAGTGAGCAAAGTGTGAGTTCAGACACTCCGGTCAATGCTGTGATAGATACCCCGGCCGCTTCACACTATGGATTCTATCTAGATGGCGACGGTGTTGCGCCAAACGGCAATCCAGCAGGATTTGGTATATCGTTTCCGACCTCTAACATTGAAAAGGGTGATTATTTCCTGAGGACGGATTATCTTCCAAACAGGTTGTTCAGGTATGACGGAGCCAGATGGATCAAAGTGGAGGATTCGGTGCGAATAACTACTACCAACACGGACACCAGATCGACGCAGAAGACCGGTTTTGTAAACAACAGCACCTCTTCTACTATCAACGGTCTGACCGTTGAACAGAGGCAATCCCTCGAGGATGCGCTCAAACCAAAGGCTGACAATTAATGTTACATTTTTATTCTGGACAGGTGAGAAGATTTTTGACGCAGTTCATGAGGATCTTGAACAATTTCAGTGTGGAAACAGGAAAAGGGTCAGATGGTCAGATCGCACTACGTCCCGTGCCTGTGGTGTACGGAGACGCAACCAGGCAGGTGGCAAACATAATCAGAAACAACAGCGAAAATGCCTTGAATTACGCACCTAAGATAGCCTGTTACATCAGAGAATTAAACTATGACAGGGAAAGGATGCAAAATCCATACCATATTGAAAAACAACACCTCAGAGAAAGAGATGTGTTGGAAGACGGTACATACAGCAACAAAATGGGTGCTGGGTACACCGTTGAAAAGGTCATGCCATCGCCATTCAGGCTGGAGGTCACAGCAGATATCTACAGCACAAACACCGACCAAAAGTTACAGATTTTAGAACAGATACTTTATCTATTCAATCCAGATTTCGAGATACAGAAGTCAGACAATTACATAGACTGGACCAGTCTCACTTACGTGGAACTGACCGGCATTGACTTCAGTTCGAGGACCATACCCGTGGGTGCTGACAGTGAAATAGATGTGGCTACTATGAGATTTTCAATGCCAATATGGCTATCACCTCCGGTCAAAGTCAAAAAATTGGGTGTTGTCCAAAAGATAATCATGAGCGTCTACGATGACGACGGTGGCATAAACAAAGGTCTGATAAGCGGGCCTCTTTTATCACAGAGTTTTGTCACTCCGAATAACTTTGGCTTATTGGTCACTGGAAACCAGTTGAGACTTTTAGGGACCACCGGAGTAAACGTCACTTCAGGCGGAGATGGCTTCTACACAGGGGCCAAAGAACCATCTAATTATGATCCATTTGAAACATTTGGTCCACCTGTGAATTGGAAAGTTCTGTTGGATCAGTATGGCAAGGTGCGTAATGGTACCAGCCAGATAAGACTCAAACAGCCAACCGGTGAAGAAATAGTGGGCACCGTGGCCACTACCAGCCTCGATGACACTATATTGCTTTATACCATAGACGGTGACACAATTCCAGGCAACACACTGACCCCGGTCAAAAAGATTATAAATCCAACAACCTTTGCGCCCACCAACCCGCAGGACGGTGACAGATATCTCATCATAGATCAGATAGGTGATTCCACTGCAACAGTGCAGAGTTCTACTTGGGGTACATT